GGAAAGGGAAAAGGATCAGGAACTTGAACACCAAGAACGTTCGGGTCAAATGGACAGGTTAGAGCATCGTAAAACATCTTAGATTGACTCTGAGTTGGTTTACTTTGATAACCACGTCTATACGCGACTTTCTTGTTGGAAGGCTGATTCTTTTGGTTCCGTTTGTTGTGTTCGTTGATTTTCTGTGTTGCTTTCGAGAAGTTTTGGCGGGGGGAGGCGTTGGGGTTACTCATTTCTGAATATAAACTCAAAAGGTAGTAAGAGGATCCGTCACTATGACGTCATCTCTTTCTACCTGTGGCCTGAGATCTTCTGATCTCCCCTGCATCTCAGTTAACCAATCCAGTACAGTCTCTTCCGAGGCTGGACCGAAATGACTATCTAAGATGTCTTCCAATACTCCTTTAACAATCAAATTCCGCATATTCTCTTCGAAAGACTCCTTATCAAACTCCTCACTTTGGACAACCTCAAAGGGGTAGTTACCGGTAACGGACTTTTCAAAACCAAACCAACATTCTTTTCCTTTGTATTTAATGGCATCCGATTTCCTAAAATCTCGGAGGACACTAGACGCAATGGAACGGAATTTAAGTTTGGGTTCGAAATGGTCTTCGGTATGGTGAATCATTAAATGTTCTGGCTTATCCAATTTATTAGGGTAATTAAAACCAACAGGCATTTCTTCGCCTTTCTTAATAAATTGCAGAACTGGTTCACCTTGATAAGGATCATAGGCAATGGGACTATGTTCATCGATCAAAACAGCTTGGCTTAACTTAAGATCACATGCTAATGTGGGCTTATGATAAGCTAAAGAAATTTTGTTATGAAAATAAGTCGCAAGTTGTCTCTGGAAAGCAGTAATCTCCACAGGAATCTCCGGTGAAGGCCTTACAAATCCAAGACCGCCTAAGATCTTAGGAAGAAACAAATTATAATTACCATTTTTCGAGATCTGAGCAATACTGTCCTTATGATAATAAAGGAAACGATTGTGAGCCTGGACTTTATTATAGGCACCAGAGGTGACCTTATTATATAGATCCCAGGTGGGGAGTTTCTCCCCAACAATACCAGACTTGGATTGGCCGATAAGTAGGCCAACGTTCAAGAAAGTAGTTTCACGAATCGTATCAGTAGACTCGATGTAAGTAAAACACTGTGAATTAATAGTGAAGATCTTCTTGTGAACATAATTTTTCCCAACTGAAAGTTGGAAACCGGCAATTTCAATATACTTCATCCAAATCTTATAAAATATAGGATTTGATCTAAAGTATATGTCATCACCGTTAACCAAAACAGGTAAGTCGAAGACATTAACATGTCTTTTAGGCTGACCCTTCTTTCTGTTGAGATTAATATATTCATCCAAAGCACACTTGTAACAAATAAGGTTAGCAATACATAGTACTGGGAAAGATAAAATTGAACCCATCAATTGGCCATTCTGTTGAATGACTGTGAAGGCTTCAAATTTATTTCCAC